GTAGGAAGTAGTGCTACTGGATTTGAGTATCGTCAGTATGGTCAAGAGTTAGCTTTGTGTCAGAGGTATTTTTGGAAAACATATAACCCAACAGTACTAGCTGGTGCAACTTCAGGAGCTGGGGGTCAAGCTGGTGCAGTTATGATTTATGTGCCAGCAATAGGAAACACTGTTCGTTGCACTATGCCATTTAAAGTAAATATGAGGTCATCACCAACAGTAACCACTTATAACCCAGAAACTGGTGCGGCAACTGTGGCAGCTTACGAAGGTAGTGGTGCAACTAACCAAGTTTCTTTAGGTGTAACTTTTATAAGTGATTATTCAGCACTTATATATGCAACTTCTGCTGGATTTACTGGAGCACTTTATTGGTGCGCAAAAGGTGAGGCTGAACTATGATTAATTATCAATACATTATTGGTTTAGATGGAATAACTATTTTAAAAAATGCTATTAAACGGTTGCCTGATGGTGCGTTTATCCCATTTGACCCTGACAACACAGACTACCAAGCCTACCTTGCATGGGTAGCGCAAGGCAATGAACCATTACCAGCAGATGAGGTGACAGAATGAGTACCATTAATTTAACACCGCAATTAGTCAATCAACTTTTGAGCTATTTAGGCACTAAGCCTTATCAAGAGGTCTACCAGTTGATCCATGCTATACAAGATGAAGTAAAACAACAACACTCACTAGAGCAGAAAGAAGACTAGCATGGATTGGCAAATCATTATCAATTTAGTAGGTGGTGCTGTTCTTGCAACAATTGGATGGTTTGCTAGAGAACTTTGGGCTGCTGTGCAAGCACTTAAAGAAGATGTAAAAAGAATTGAGGTAGAGTTACCTACAAGTTATGTTCGTAAAATTGATATTGAATCACGATTTGATCGCCTTGAAGTAATACTAGATCGCATCATGGATAAGCTAGATCAAAAGGTTGATAAATGAACTGGTTAAGTCAAATAGCACCTACTATTGCTACTTGCTTAGGTGGTCCATTGGCAGGCTTAGCAGTTACTGCTTTGTCAAAGCTTTTTGGTGTATCTTCTGATGATGTAAAAAGCATGATTGAGTCAGGTAAGCTTTCTGCTGATCAATTAGCAGCATTGCAACTTGAAGAGATTAAATTTAAAGAACAGACTCAAGCACTTGGCTTGAACTTTGAACAACTAGCTGTGGAGGATCGTAAAAGTGCTCGTGATATGCAAACAGCTACTGGTAGCTTTATTCCTCCTGTGCTCTCTATTCTTGTTACTGCCGGGTTTTTTGGTATTCTTGGCTATCTTATGCTGCATCCAGCTGATACTTCAAACACACCCTTAATGATTATGCTAGGCTCTTTAGGCACAGCATGGACTGGCATTATTGCTTTCTATTTTGGATCTTCTAGTGGCAGTCAAAAGAAAGATCAAATGCTTTTTAACTCATCTCCAGTTAAATGAAGTTAGAACTTAAACGTGTTAAGTTAGCTGATACTTTTACTGTAGGTAAACTTTACGCCAATGATGAGTTTATCTGCTATACACTGGAAGATACAGTACGAGAAGTTGAAGGGCAGCCGGTCTCAGAATGGAAAGTCCATGGCCAAACAGCTATTCCAAAGGGTACTTACACTATAGATATTACCTTCTCTCAGCGCTTTCAAGTCAAATTGCCATTGCTACATGATGTGCTCGGCTTTACTGGCGTAAGAATACATACAGGCAACTCTGCAAAAGACACTGAAGGCTGCATTTTGGTAGGTGAAGCTTGGGACGGATCTAGTGGCTGGATTGGAAGTTCAAAAGTAGCGTTTAGTTTACTCATGCCTAAGATTGAAAATGCCACTGACGCTGTGACAATTTTGATCTCATAACTATATAACTTTTACCGAGATAAGTATAAAATGATGAAAAAGCTAGCTAGTTTTTGCAAACAAACATTTATTTGTGGAGAACTGGCGTGACGGTCTCATTTGTACTAACTTACAATTCACTAACTAGCACTGTTCTACAATACCTAGAACGATCTGACGACGCTGTAGTTGCTGCAATTCCGACGTTTATTACATTAGCTGAGTTTGAGATTGCGCAGCAAATCAAAACACTAGGGCAAATGCAAGTAGTTGAAGCTACTTTTACTCCAAGTGATGCTGTGATTGAAAAGCCAGCAAGATGGCGTAAAACAGTTTCAATGAACATCTTAAATGGTGCGTCTAAGCAACCTGTGCTTTTAAGAAAGTATGAATACTTAAAAATGTATGCACCAAATACTGCAACAACAGGCATACCCTTGTATTACTCAGACTATGACTATGATCATTGGATTGTGGCACCTACACCTGATGCTGCTTATCAATTTGAAGTACTATACTATGAGCGTATTTCTCCGCTATCTTCTGAAAATCAAACCAATTGGTTGACACAGAATGCTCCGAATGCTATGCTATTCGGTACTCTATTACAAGCAATGCCATTCTTAAAAAATGACAGTCGCCAAATCTTTCAACAAAAATATGATCAAGCAATGCAAGCATTGAAGACCGAAGACATTACACGTTTAGGTGATCGTCAAACTGTTGCTATTGAGAGCTAACTATGACTATTTCGTATCAAAATCCTTTTACTGGCCAAACAATTCAACCTTCTCAAGTAGGCTATGAGTTACTAACTATTGCTACAAGTACAACATTGCAATGGCCTGTCAATGGTAATAACGCAGATGTAGTTGCTAATATTATTGAAGTCATTGCTAGTGCTGCCAGTTTAAATCTGATCATGCCTGCTGCAACTCAAGTTTCAACGGGTCAAAGCGTTCTTATTCGAAACATTGGTGTTAATGCATTCACTGTTACAACTAGCGTTGGTGGCACAATTGTTAGCATTCCATCAGGCGTTGCGCAGTACATTTATCTTACCGACAATACCACTGTTGCAGGTACTTGGACAACAATTACATTTGGTGCTGGCACATCAGCAGCTAACGCGGCTGACTTAGCAGGCTATGGCTTAAAGGCTATTAGCACTACATTAAATCAATCACATCCAATTGTTGATTACAATGGCAACTTTACTTTAGCAGCGTCTAATAGAGCTGAGTTTGTCAATTGGAAAGCCGGTGTAGGCGCTATCACTTTACCTGTAGCATCAACTGTAGGTAACAATTGGTTTGCCATTATTAGAAACAGTGGCACAGGTATTTTAACAATTGGCATTACAGGTACTGACACTTTAGATGGTCTATCAAGTCAGCAATTGCAATTAACTGAGTCTTTTGTAGTTGTCTCAAATGGTGTTAATGGCTATAGCACATTTGCATATGGCCAATCAGTACAGTTTTACTTTACGTTCTTATCTAAGTTGGTTACGGGCGGTACTGTTACACTTACCTCTGCAGAGTCAGCAAATATATTACAAGAGTACTCAGGCACACTAACATCAAATTGCACGATTGTATTGCCATCAACAGTACAACTTTACTCAATCAATAACTTAACAACTGGCGCTTTTACACTGACATTTAAAACTTCAAGTGTAGGCGCAGCAACATATGCGTTGCCACAAAATACTACAGCAATGGTTATTTGTGATGGTACCAATGTCTATAACGCAACATCCGCCGGTATTAGCTCAGTTACGCAATTGACGTTAGGCAATGGTAGTTTAGCAGCACCGTCATTACGATTTGCCGGTGACTTTAATACTGGTCTTTACTTGCCTACAGCAGGGCAGCTAGGTTTTGTCATTGGGAATGCACAAGCTGGATATTTTAGTTCAACAGGTTTAACTGTGACTAACGGCATTTCAGGCGGCACATTTTGACAGCTAAAGTTATATCTCTTAACATTAAGCCGGGCATTCAGCGTGATGGCACGCTCTTTGACGCGCCTTGTTATGTTGATGGCCTATGGGTAAGATTTCAACGAGGTCGCCCACGTAAAATTGGTGGCTATAGAGGCATGTTCTTGAATGCCACAGCGATTTCTCGTGGCATGATTATGAACTCACAAAATGGCTTAAACTATATTTACTCAGGCACGTTTGGTGCTTTACAACTATGGGATGTTGACAACAATAATGGCGTAGGCACAGGCCCTGTTAATATTACATTGAACGACTTTACATCTAGTGACAATAACACATGGCAATTTGACATTGGCTTAGACTCAAACGGCACTGGCAATAACAAATTAGTGGCTCACCCAGGGTTGAATTTAGTTAATATTGACAATACTGTGAACACTCCAGTCTTGATTGGCGATTTCATTGGTAGTTCTATGGCAAAGATTACCGATAGCTCAGGCGTAAACCCTACAGGCGACACAATTTCAGTATCTGGAGGTTGCGTAATGCTTCACCCATATTTATTTGTTTATGGCAATGACGGGCTAATTAAGAATTGTTCAGCTGGTAATTTTTCCAATTGGAACTCTGCTGATGCCAATGAAAACAACGTAGCAACTGGTAAGATTGTCAAAGGCTTACCTATTCGTGGAGGTACAACTTCACCAGCTGGATTATTTTGGTCTTTAGACTCAGTCATTCGTGTGACGTATAACCCATCAACAGTTGGAGTTACTACGCTCTATTGGAAGTATGATATTGTGTCAAGTCAATCTTCAATTATGTCATCAAATAGTGTGATTGAGTATGACGGCGTTTTCTTTTGGGTAGGCGTTGATCGCTTTTTAATGTACAACGGTGTTGTGCAAGAAGTGCCCAACCAAATGAACTTTAACTACTTCTTTGACAACTTAAACTATGATCAGCGTCAAAAAGTATGGGCATCTAAAGTGCCACGTTGGGGTGAAATTTGGTTTTTCTTTCCAAGCGGCACTAATACTGAGTGCAATGACGCTGTTATTTTTAATGTACGCGATCAAGTTTGGTATGACGCAGGTCAGGCATTAGGCGCTCGTAGATCCGCAGGCTGCTTTACTGAAGTATTTAGAAAGCCAATTTGGGCGGGTAATGAAGTCAACACAGCAAATACATACACACTATGGGAGCATGAAACTGGCTCTGACGTAATTTACTTAGGCAACCAAACTGCTGTGCAAAGCTATTTTGAAACCAATAGTCTTGGTTGGGTTAATGGCGGCCCAGGCGCCAATGAAACGTTAGGTAATAATAGATGGATTCGACTTGAAAGATTAGAGCCTGACTTTAATCAAACTGGGCCTATGAATGTGTACGTTACTGGTAAAGGGTATGCTGATGATGTGGATCAAACATCAAGCCCTTATGTATTTACGCATGAAACACTAAAAATTGATATGCGTGAGCAACGTCGTGAAATGCGATTACGATTTGAAAGCAACGTAGTTAATGGCGACTATGAAACTGGTATGGTTTTACTCTCTGCTGATATTGGCGATGAG